GAGAAGCTGCCACCGATAGCCAAGCCGCTCGGCGAGTGGATCACCAAGGGCCTGCAGGGTCCATTTGGTTTGTGGGGCCCGCTGTACAACAAGGACTATGACAAGGACGGAGAGCCGCCAGCCGCACCGACGCCGCCGGAGGGATCGCCAGCTTCGCCAGCACAGCAGGAGCGGCAGTACAAAGGACTCGGCGAGAAGGTGCACTACCTCAACGAGGAGTTCGACACCACCGCCGAGAAGCTGCGGCACTTCGCGTCGCTGTTGCCCGACGACGATGAACGTGTCCGGGGGTTCAAGGAGTCCGTTGGCGGGCTTGGCACCGCTACTGGGATCAGCCCCGTCGGTTATTGGGGCGGCGGCCGCCACTCGGCGCTGGCTCCGGCGCACATGACCGCAGGCACCGGCGCCGGTGTCTATGGCACCTCGACCGATGCCAAGTATCTCAACGCCAGCTATGTGCCCGGCGCGCATGGTGGTGTCGGCGGCTACGGTCCCGGCGGCTACGGCCCGAGCCAAGGCGTTGGCAGTGGCGGCACGCCGGAGCAGGCCGGGCCGGGCACCGGCGGCACCGGCTACGGCGGCGGCACGCGCCCACAGCCGGGCTACACCGCTCCGCGACGCGGTGACGGTACAGTCCCGGCAGCTGGTGCCGATGAGGCGCCAGCGACCGATCCATCAACCACCGGCGCCACCGGCGGCGCCGTCACTGGCGATCAGAGTGCGCAGACGCCACGAAGCGCGCAGGGCCGCATCGCGCAGGCCAAGGCCGCGATGAAGGATGAGGCGATCCGGCAGGGCATCGACCCGGCACGCGCGGAAGAGGCTGCCAACCTGATGGCCGGTCAGGGCCTGTCGGAGAGCGAGCTTAATCCGACGCTGTCACACGACAGCGGTACCGGTCACGGCATCTACGGCGCGCGCCTCGACCGCCGGACCAAGATGCACGAGTGGTTGAAGGCAAACGGCTACGACAGGAATTCGCTGGCCGGTCAGTCGCGCTACATGATCAAGGAGGCGATGAGCAAGGACTCCAAGGGGCGCTACAAATTCCCGAGGACGGCTGCGGCGTTGAAGAGCGCGGACCCGGCGACGCGGGCCGAAGCGGTGCGAACGATCACCAAGGACTTCGAGCGACCAGCCGATCAGGGCGAAGGGCAGATGAGCAGGCGGCTCGGCCGCACCCGGCAGGCCGCTGGCGTGGCGGCCGGAGGGTTGCCAACCGCACCGCCACCGAGTTCGGACGGAATTCCGGTGCCGCCCGGCGTCCCGGCGCAAGCTGGCACCTCGGCGCCGGTGTTGCCGCCTGAGCTAAGGACACCCGGTGGTGCAGGCGCAATCGAGCCCGGCGTGGCGGGTGCCGCTGGTGGAGCCGGGGCGCCCGCCGTTGGCAACCTCGTCGAGGAAGCGCAAGGGCGTGTGGCTGGTATCCGAAGGGGCAAACTCGATCCGCGACTGAGAGATGCGCTGGAGGGTGCTGCTGAAGCATCCGGTGTCAAGATTCGTGTCACCTCTGGCGGTCAGCGCATGGAAGGCGCGCACGGTCACACTGGATCGCATCGTCACGACAAGGGCCGCGCCGCCGACGTTGATGTCATCGACCCGAAGACCAACAAGGTGCTGCCGCTAAGCGACCCGCGCCGTCTCAAGGTGCTGGAGGAGGCAGCGCGACGAGGCGCAGGCGGCAGCGGCGCGCGCTACATGGACGATCCCAATAAAATTCACATGGGTATCACCGGAAATAAGGCGATTGTCGGTGAGGGTCTTGGTGCCTATGCCGGAACGGCGGCAGAGAGAGCGGCGGTGCAGCGCGGTCTCGATACGCGGTTGACACCGGAGCAAATGAGAGCGGAGCGCGAAGCCAGAAGCAACAGAAACAGAGCACCGGCGACTGCTGCGCCAGCACCAGCGGCGGCACCCCCGGTTCAGCCGACAGATAACGCGCCACCTGCGACGCGGGCGCCAGTCGATTCTGGGGCAATCATGTCGCAGAACCGCGACATCAACATGAACGTCAACGTCAACTCATCTCAGGTGCAGTTCGCACGCAACACCATTGACCGGCAGGTGCACGCCTCGATGGACCGTACCCGTGGCGCGACCTACCACGACATCGGCACTGCCTGACGGCTGTGGACTGGGTGGTCACCTACCGGATCGAGATAAACGAACGCAACTTTCTGATCGAGGAATTCTTTCGCGGCGACTTTGATGAGTGCATGCGGATCAGGCAGCACTCGCTGAGTGGCGGTGACAGTGATCGGCTTACTACCATTCGCCCATGGCACCCGATTGTCGGACCAGCGGCGCAATGGGACAGCCTTGTGGAGGGATGGGACTGATGGCCAACTGGGTGTTGTTTCAATGGGGACCGATGCAATTTCAGGTCTTCCCTTTCAACGTCGATAACTACTCGCATCACACCAGCGCCGACTGGGCAAAGAAAGAGATTGCTGGCGCCGCGATGTATCGTGAGTGGGTCGGTGAAGCGGATGAGATGATCACGCTGAAGGGCAAGGTCTTCCCGCATTACTTCGCGCGCAAGTCGCGCCAGCGTGGCATCCACGAGCCGATGACCGGCGATGCTGCATCGCGTGACGGCAATGGATTGCTGCGCCAGCAGGTCGGTGAACTGACCTCGGCCGGTGGCCTGATGCACCTCGACGTGCTGGACAACATGCGCAGGCTCGGTCAGGCGCACATTCTCATTCGCGGTGACGGCTGGCACTTCGGCTGGTTCATCATCGAGTCCCTGAACCGTGGCCACTCGTTGCTGGCCGTTGACGGCATCGGGCAGCAGATCGAGTTCGAAGCGCAGTTTCAGCGCGTCCCGATTCCCAATGACGGCGCCTCGAATTTTCAAGATGTCACCGGCCAAACCCAACCCGAGCCAGCGAAGGAATTCGCATGAACGTGACGAGTTACGATCTGGTCACTGTCGGCAGCGACTACATCACCGCCGATATCATCCTGTGGCGACGCTACCGCAACCGGGCGCCGGGCATGATCGAGCGGCTGCTCGACGACAATCCGCATCTGGCCAAGGCGCATCGCTACTCGCCGTTCCTGCCAGTCGGCACGCAGGTGCGCATCCCGATTGACTACTCGATCCTCGCTGGAGCGCCACAGCAAACCAATCAGGTCGTGCTGTGGGGCACCACTCCGGAGGGCAACATGACGCAAGGGACGTGAGCCATGGCTGAGCATCAAGGCCCTCGCCGTCACGCTGAGTACATGGTGATCGTTGACGGCAGGGATATCTCCTCGAAACTCGATCCGTATTTGATCTCGATACAGGTGGTGGATTCGTTTCAGAGAGGTCACGACACCGCCAACATAGAACTCGACGACTCCTACGGCGTGCTGCAGATACCACCGGATGGTGTCACCCTGCAGGTGCTGCTCGGCTGGGCCAACACCGGCCCGCGCCCGATCAATGAAGGCCGCTACAGCGAGGGCTTCACCAGCATCACGACGCTGGAATCGCAGAAGACCGCGCTGCAGTACGGTGCGCAGGAGATGCCGTTTGGCGGGCCGGGCATGGCAGAAGTATTCAACGGCGTGGTGTCGAACGTCGAGAGCGGCTTCGGCCGCAAGGGCGGCGGCCGCAGGCTATGGATCGAGGCGACCTCGGGCGATGTCAAAGGTCAGGTCAAGGGCCTGCAGAAGCACCACTGGGGTGAGGGCTCCAAGGATGACAGCAGCGGAGGCGAAGGCGGCGCCGGTGGAGGTGGCGGTGCAGGTGGTGCAGGTGGTGCAGGTGGCGGCGGTGGCGGCCAGATTCCACTGAAGACCGTGCTCACCGACATGTTCAGCAAGGCCGGTCTCAATGTGCAGATGGCGCCGGGGCTGGAGAACATCGCGCGGGACTACTGGCACGTCAACGACAGCCCAATGAACTTTGCGCAGCGCATGGCGCGCAGCAACGGCATGCTGTTCAAGATTGCCAACGGCACCGCGATGATGATCCCGGCCAAGGGTGGCGTGAACTCACTGGGTAAGAAGCTGGCCCAGATCGACGCGGTGTGGGGCGTCAACCTGATCGGCTGGCGCATCAAGCCGTATGCCGGGCGCCCGCAGTTCGGCGAAACAGCGGCACGCATCTTCAACATCCACAACGCGGCGCACGAGACCATCAAGTCGGCCATCGGTGGTGACACGCCGTTCGGTGGCTCGGACGCCGTCATGCACAACATCGCGCAGGTCGCCACCAAGGGCGAGGCCGAGCAAGGCAACAAAGGCGGCGCAGAGGACTCCAAGAGCAAGCGCGGCAAGGGCTGGATACTTCTGAACGGCGAGCCGCTGTGCTACGGCGGCTGCCAGATCGCGATCACCGGCGCGCGTCCCGGTGTTGATGGCACCTATCTTTGCACCGAGGCCGAGCACAATTACACGCGGGGCGGCGGCTACACCACGCGGGCCAACGTGCAGTACCCCGAGCCCATCGTCACCGGTTACAAGTGGAAGACGAAGCCGAAGAAGAAGAAGCCGCCGCCGGTCGAGAAGCAATCGACCGATCCCACCAAACCCGGCTACGTCGAACCGCCTGCGCCGACGGGCAATCCGATGGGCGATTACGACCCGACGGTTGATCTGCATACCGGGCAGGAGATCGAGGTCAAGCCGCAGTCCACCCATCCGGGCGCGCCCGGCTACGTCAAGGCGCAGTCAACCGATCCAAATGCGCCCGGCTATTACGATCCGAATAAAAAGTTCGGACTGTTCGAGCCCGGCGGGTTCTTCAACCCATTCAGATAAGCCGCTCCCGAAAACTAGGATCGTCAACGGAGGCGCCGCTGCGGTGTCCCCTCCAGTCCGACAGTTGCGTTATGCATCCGTTGACGATCCGCTTTTTCGGTAAGCCAAGGAGCACCCATGACCAGCATCTGTCTAAGCTCAGGCCACGGCAAATACATTCGAGGCGCCTCGGGCTATCTCGATGAAGTCAATGAAGCGCGTCGCGTGGTCGAGGAAACCGCGCGGTTGCTGCGCGCGGCCGGAGTCGAAACGCTGACATATCACGACGATGCCAGCCATTCACAGAACGAGAACCTGAACCGCATCGTCAACTGGCACAATTCGAAGTCGCGAACCTTGGACGTGTCGGTGCACTTCAATGCGTATCAGACGACCACAAAGATGATGGGCGTTGAGTGTCTCTACCTCACGCAGAAAGACCTCGCCAAGAAGGTGGCCGACGGCATCGCCAAGGCGACCGGTCTGCCGAATCGCGGGCCGAAGTATCGCGACAACCTTTTCTTCCTGAACTCCACAGCCAAGCCGAGCGTGCTGGCTGAGATCGTGTTCGTGGACAGTCTGGCCGACGCCGACGCCTACAACGCGCAGTTCTCTGCGGTGTGCAGCGCGCTGGCCACGGCGCTGTCAAGCAAGCACATCGCTCCGGCGCCACCGCTGCCGGAAATTGATCCGGTGCCGCCATTGCCAGTCGAGATACCGGAGGAGGAGCCGGGACGGCCGACGCTCGGGCTCGGCGATCAGGGCGTCGATGTGATCTACATCCAGAACCTGCTCGGCGTGTTTCCGGCCGACGGTGATTTCGGTCCGATCACTGACTCAGCCGTGCGCGGTTATCAGGCGGCCTATGGTGAAGGCGTCAAGACGGACGGCATCGTCGGACCGAAGACGTGGACTGCACTGGATTATCTGGCGGACGCCAAGTCCTCCGGCAACGACCGGCTGCCGCAGGATCAGGCGCGCAGGATCGTCGAGCTTGCCGAGCATTCGAAGATTGCGAACTATGCGTGGAGAGATCGCGGCAAGATGCCGCTCGGCTACACCTCCGGCATCGCGCTGTGCTTCGGGCTGGCGGCAACGCGGTTGCTGCAGGGTCATCCCATCGCCACCACTGCGGCGCAGGCGGACCGCAACGACGCCGATAACGATGCGCTGAGTTGGTACCGCGACGAGTTCTTGGACCTCGGCATGGACAACAGCCAAGACGGCATTGACACGCTGCGCCATCTGTTCGTGCTGATGCTGGGGCTCGGCGCGCGCGAGAGCAGCGGGCGCTACTGCGAGGGCCGCGACATGAGCGCGAGCAACGTCACCGCCGACACCGCCGAGGCGTCGCTGTATCAGACCTCGTGGAATATCCGCTCGTGCTCGTCATCCATCCCGCCGTTGCTGCAAGAGTACTGGGCCAACCCCAACGGCTTCCTGCCGTACTTCCAAGACGGCGTGAAGCTGAACAAGGACGACCTCGGCAATTACGGATCAGGCGACGGCGCCAAATTCCAGTTCCTAAGTAAATTTTGCCCCGCTTTCCATTGCTTCGTCTCCGGTGTCGGTCTGCGCTACCGGCGCCAGCACTGGGGTCCGATTAACCGCCACGATGTCGAGTTGCGCGCCGATGCCAACGACATGCTGCTCGAAGTGCAGCATCTGCTCAGCGAGGACTCTGCTGAGAACCCGGAGGCTATGGCCTGAAAGGAAACCATCATGATCTCCTCCCTGATCTATCTTGTGGTCTACATCGTCGTGCTGGGCTTGGTGGTGTGGCTGCTCAATTACCTGATCGACGCCGTGCCGCTGCAGGAGCCTTTCCGCAAGATCGCGAGGGTTGCCCTGATGGTGATCTCGGTCCTGATCGTCATCCTGCTGCTGCTGAATTTCATCGGCGTGCTGGATGGAGGAGCACCCCGGTTGAGATAGGGAGCGGCTGGAGGTGATGCCCCCGCCCCCACCGGCGCCGCCGTCAATCTGCCGGGGCTGCTGATGCGCGTTTATGCGCGCGCACTTTCGCGTAGTTTTGCGTAGTTTTGCGGTAGTATTTTACTGGGTGTTTCTGCCGGTGACCGGGATCGCTCGGGCGACCGCTAGGGCCCGCGCGCTGACCAAATCCAGTTCGCCCATCAATTTCAAGAGTTCGTCCGGGGTCACCGTAGGGCCGGGCTCTGACCCCACTGTACGGGCTTCCCTGATGATCCTGCGGCGCCGGATCGCGACCGTGTCACGCGCGCGTGAACACTTAGGGCAGGAGCTATGACGCTTTCTGCCGGGCGGCAGTATCCAGCGCCCGTGGCAGGTCTCGCAGATCAGCCTCATCCTCCCCTCCCTCAATCAACTCAATGGCGGCTTTGGCTTGATCCGCTCCCAGCCGGAGCGCAAATCCATGATCCGTTGATCGGCGTCGAGCACGCGCCGTTCGTTCTTGGTTGGCTTGCGCAGTCCGGCATCGGTGGTCAGGTCCACGATGTTGATCTCGCCGCACTCCCAGCACAGGCTGATGTCGCCGTCGCTCGGCCGCTGGTCTTCCCTGCTCCGGGCGCCCGTCATGCGGTCATTGTGCTCGCCGCAGAACGGGCAGGTGGTGCGCAGCACGTTCGTGTTCATTGCGGATTACTTCGCTGTGCTCGGTTTTGACTCACTGGCAGCCATTGGCAATTCTCCGGCGTGTAGTTGCCCTTCCCGCGATCTATCTCCATGCCCACTGGTCGCTCGCCCATGTCCTCTAGAAAATTGGTGAACACGCGCCAGCGGTCGCACACCGTGATGCCGCGCTTGCCGTAGACCTTCCCCGGCCTGCATCGGTCGATCATCGCGCGCCATGAATTGTAGGTTGGGCTTGGTTTGCCATTGCGCGGTGAGTGGCCGTGCGTTTTCATCGCTTAGGTCCCACCAGCAACATAGGCGGCATCGGGATGCTCATCCTGAGACTTCGCCATAAATGCAAGCAGTGCGGGTGGCAGTTCACATACTCCGATTCCGGTGGATGGTACTGCACCGCCATCTCGTGTTTTTCCCAGAACAAATCCTTCACCCACGCCATCTCATCCCATGTCGGGCAGCGCCCCTGCGCCGTGACACTGACGTGCTCCCAACCGTACTGCTCATCGACGCCGGACGACACCGCCACCAACCGCGTGCCCTGCGGGGTGGTCAGCTGGAATGCGCCCGCCATGCCATAGCTTTCGTCCGAGCCCATTCGGCCATCGCGGACCCGGCCATCCAGCAACATCACCGGCAGATATTTCTTCATTGCATCTTTCGCTCTCGATAGAATTTGGCGATCAGGTGCTGCGGCGTCTGCGGATGCGCCAGCCAGTTCACCAGCGACTTGTAGTCCACCGCGAACTCGGCTGGCCCGCACCTCTCCCCGATCTGCATCTTGAACGCGGTGGCCTCGCTGGCGTTGGCGCGCAGGCGCCCGCTGCGAAGCTCTTCCAGCAATTCCTCGCCGGTGAAATCGTGGCGCACCATCAGGTCTGCCAGCGTCGTGTAGATCGACTCCGGGTCTTCCTCGAACAGCCGGGCCGCCTCCTCCGGGTCCATCGGTTTCGGAGCGGGCATTGTTATCGGCACTTTCTTGAATGGCAGCTTGTTGCTCTTGGCCGCCTCGGCCACCTTGCGCCGCGCGGTCCGGCGCGAGCACTTCTCCACCTTCATGACGTGCTCGATGACCTCGTCAACCGACATCCACTTTTCGCTCATCCCCCTCTCCTTTCTTTTCATCTTCCACCCTGACATAAGCCCGGAATATCTCGACCACTTGGTCCGGGGTGGCATCGTTGCTGACCATCGTGGACATCCCACTGCGGTCGCCGTACGGGTGCACGATCAGCACAAAGCCGTTTGTCCTCGGTCCCTCCCCGGTGCCGTTGAGAACCCGGTCCAGCCCCTCAGCGATGCTTTCCATCGCCTCCCGCAGGGTCATATCGACCCGCTTGCCATCCACCTCCTCCATCTCACTGCTCCTCGAACTCGCCGGGCTCGTGCACCGGCAGGAAGCTCGGCACCGGCACCCGCTTGACCAGCACGGCGTTGGCGACCGAGTCGTGCTTGGTCTCGAACCACTTTCGTTTGTAAAACGAATAGCCGACGATGTACTCCATGATGTCTCGCGCCGAGAATTGTTTGGTGCAGCTGATGGCGCCGCTGCCGCCGATCTTGAGCAGGCGCAGCGTGTCGTGCACGTACTTGCCGAGCGCTTTCAGTTTGTCTTGTTCGTCTTCGGCGGACATGGATCGCTCCTTTGAAAAAGAGAAACGGGGGCGCGTCCCTGACAGGAAACCTGCACGCCCCCGCCCCCTCTCATCTAGTGCAGTACAGCTACGCTAGACGAAGAGTCGCTGCATCATTACGCTTGCGATAGGCCATGAAGCCCACGCCTGCGAAGCCGACGATTAAAAGGAACCACGTAGCAGGCTCGGGGACAGGTGCCACCTGCGTGACGGAGAAGTTGCCGCCATAGCCTGCGGTCGCTCCGGCGTTACCCGCGATCTGCAGGTAGTAGTTGCCTGCATCCAAGAAGCCGATGCCGTTGAGCGACTGGCTCCTCTCGCCGGTGTTCAGAGTCGCGAACTGCGGCCCAAACACCAGAGTGTCGTCACCACCACCGGGTTCACCAACCGTCTCGAAGATCGCCGCAGCGAAATTCCCGATGTAGTTGGCGCCACCGATGACGCCATCAGCAAACGTGTTGGTGGCGTTGGCGACCGCGATGTACGATCCCTCCAAGAGTTGGAAAGTGTAGTAATCGGTGAACAGCCCGGCACCCGGTGCGTTACCGAAAGGGGCCGACGACGACGGCGGGTCGATGCCGAAGTCACTAATAATCGCCGCGTTGGCTGGCGCGGATAGCGCCAGTACTGCGGCAACAGCAAATAGTAGTTTCTTCATCTTCATTGTCTCCTAGCTAGGGGATTGGTGCACTATGCACCGCGAGAGGCTCCTCGCCTTCGCAAGCCTCTTGCGGTGGATACATCGTCAGGTTGGCCTCCAGTATTCTCAGTTTATTGTCGATCTCGGAAATTTCGCGTAGCAATTGAAGTCGCTCCAGCTTAATCCGGGTGTCCTCGATTTGTTGCACGTAGTCCGGTTTATAATATTTGCTTTTATAATCGGTCATCGTTTTTGCCCTGCATAAAAAAACTCTTTGTACTTCTTTCTGGCGGCATCGCAGTAGGCGGCGTGGGCCTCTTCTTCAGTTGCGTATTGCCCCAGCCAAACCGATTTTCCTTTTATGGGAATTGCACTTGCCCATCGCCTATCTCTCTTGTGCCAGTACGCACCCTTTAATCGCCCCTCTCTTCGACATATCGCGTTGCCTGCGTTCTGAGGCCGGGTAGCCTCCCGCAAATTGCTGATCCTGTTGTCTGCTCGATTGCGGTTTTTATGATCCAACTCCGTCGGAAATTCTCCGTAAACGTAAAGCCATGCCAGCCGGTGCGCCTTGAATCCTATTCCCGCCATCCCAATGACTCGGTAGCCGCAGGGTTCTATACAGCCAGCCAGATCACCAATGTGAGTGCGTGACGCTGGTTTCACCCGCCAATGGAAGTCTCCGGTCTTTGGGTCGTAGTGCAGTGCGGTCTTTAGCAATTCCTGCGTCAGATCATCCTGACATTCCAATTCCCAATCGTCGAAGTTGTATAATTTCTCGTGCGAGTTTTTGTCACGATAGTTTGGACTGCGAACGGCCTCGCGCAAATTTGCGATGCGATTGTCCGCCGGATTCTTGTTGATGTGTTCGAGTTGATAGGTTGGGAATTGTCCATGGACGTAGAGCCACATCAACCGATGAATAAGGTGGCCCTCTCCATCAATCGTGATGGACCGATACTTTCCCGGTCCGTTATAACCGGCTCGCTTCCCGATCATGTCGGAACGCGAGCCGGGTTGTAGTCGCCAAGTGAACTCACCCGCCTTGGGATCGCAACGCAGAACCTCTATCAGGCGATCCCGAGTGAGCATTGGTTAGTCCTCTTCATTGGTTGCTCCTTGTTTGGTTGATCCAATCCTCAATCGTTGACTGGATGAGCGTGGCCAGCTTCGCTACGGTCTCCTCGCGGACTTGCAGCGGCTGATCAAACCAGTGCGGCTCATCCTGCAGGATGACCGCAGCGAGATTGTAGCAGCGATGGTCACAGGTCATCTCCTTATCGCTCCCTGTTGCCAGAAAATGGGGTGCGTGTTACCGCACCCCACTACGCTTTACGCTTTACGCTACGCGAAACGCATGACCGCCGATGTTTTCACGCCGACGATAGGCCATGAAACCGAGACCGGCGAATCCACACAGCATGTACAACCAAGTCGAAAGTTCGGGCACAGCCGCTGTCGGGATCGGAGCGGCGTCGATCCTGAAGTGTTCGAAGTCGTTGATCTTGCCAGTGAGACCAAGGTAGATGTCGATGTCCGTGATCACTTCACCCTTGCTTGTGGTGAAGTCGAACCCGTTCTGTTGGTTGCCGTTGCCAAGATTGTAGCCACCACCACCGAGCCCCGGCAGATTTCCAGCAAGGCCGGTGAAGTTGAACGTCTCTTCGTTACCAAGAGCGTCCACCGCCGACACGCGGAAGAACACATCACCAGTGCCCTTCAGCGAGAAAATATCCCGCGTGGTGCCAAGCAGGATCGAGTTGGTGCTGTCATAGACCGTGATGTCGAGATCGCGCGTATTGACGATCTTGATGTCATTGCCGTTCTGGGCACCAGAGAAGCCTTGAGTGCCGGACCTATCAAAGAACCGGACAACCTCGTTGTTCTGGCCGTTGAGGCGACCAAGAACAAGGCTGGAAGAAGCAACGCTGGTGAAAACAACATTGTTTCCCGTGCCACCCAGTCCGGTGGTGTCGAGCATAACGTCAGCGCTGGCGGGTGTTACCGCCACTAACCCAAGTAGTGCCGTGACTGCCAATAATTTTCTCATAGTATGATCTCCTAGCTAGGAAGTTGGTGCGGAATGCACCGCTCAAGGTCAGTCACTGGCCTTGGGCGGTGAACTCTGGGCGAGGGCGGCACGCATCAGGCGAAGGCGAAGCCTGCCTGCCGCAATGTAAAGAGCGTCATGGTTTCGGAACATGAACCGCCAGTCAGATACCTTGGCAATCCATAATCCGTTTTCTTTGTGCCTGCCCCACATCATTTGTCCTGCTCCGGTGCGAGGGCGGCGCTGGCGAGGGCTTTGCGGGCGATCCCCATCGCAGTGTGGTCGATTGTTATGTCATCAATCTTGTGCAGCGCCGCCTCCAGCGCCTCGATGCGGGTGCGTAACCTGATCACTTCATCCATTGAAGCACTCAGCATTGGTTCGGTCAGGTGATCATTGTCGCTCATGCTTCACCTCGCCATATCCGGTCGAGCACGTCATAGTCGTGCTGGGCGTACACCGGCAGGTAGCCCACCGACCTCCACCTGTCGTAATGCCGGTTGACCCGGTACATGCCGATGAAATACCTGACGTGCCGGATGATGGGCCAGCGTTTCATTTGTTCTGCTCCGGTGTGCCCCACGGCTCTATGACAGACTTGCCACAGCCAATGCCCGCGTCTGTCTCCGGTGCGAGGGCGGCATCAATAACAATAAGCAGAGCGGTGGAGTTTTGTTGGACTTCACAATCTTCATCTCCACCAGCATCAGAAACATACTGGCGTGCTTCCCGCAGCGCCGCCTCCAGCGCCTCGATGCGGGCTAAGGCATTTTTCAATTCAAAACCCAGTTCTGCTTCGTTCATTTGTCTTGCTCTGGTGCGATGCCTAACTTTCCGCGCGCCTCACGAAACCACACCGTCGCTTCATCAGGCATAAAGCCACCCTTGTTCGCCAAGATGACTTCAATTTCGTGAACGCTCAGACCACTGTTGCGGTACGGTTGATCAGCCATAATAGCGCGAAGGTTTGCGAAGCCGTTCGGCTCCCGCAGCGCCGCCTCCAGCGCCTCGATGCGGGCCTTGGCGTGCCCGATATACTTTTCCTTCAGATACAAACTGGCCTCCAACGTCGCGATGCGGTCGTTCTTCTGGCGGACAATTCGCGTGGTCATTTGTCCTGCTCCAGAATCATCGTCTGCACCTCCACCGATACTTTCCAACCATCACCTTCCGCATGTTGTGCCGCGTGCAGACGTTGCTCTCGGCGCTGGCGTAGACCTGCTTGCTTTTCTTGGCCGGTCGCTGCTCCCCCTCCTCGGTAGCAGCGACCGGCGGCGTTGCAACAGGCGCCTCGGGCACGATGCGCTCTGTCACTACCGGCTTGGACATCGCCGCCACCGGCGGCGCAACCATATCAATTTGCCTGACCATGTCTGTCTTCTTGACGACCGAGGTCTGCACTTCGTCCGCCACCTTCGGCACCTCGATGCGCTCATCTCCCGGCAGCCGCTGAATCGCGAACACCATCAGGAGCGAGGTCATCGCGGTGAAGGCGAGCACGAGCTTTGCAGGTGTCATGCTGCTACTCCCTTGCGGCAGCCACTCAGACAGCACACGCCACTGCGTTGGTATGCGCAGGCTCCTCGGCTCTATCGTGGTCAGGGAAGTCAACTATGTCCCCATCTTCTGCCTGAAGTCGGCGCAGGTTTCGCGGATCGCGCCTGACAGCGCGCTGACCTGCTCAATCAGGGCTTGGCTGTGCTTGCCCTTCTCGCGGATCGCCTCGGATGTTTCCTTGATGATCTTCATGTCGGCATCACACTCGACCAGCACCTCGGCCAGTTTGTTTGCGGTGTCGCGCACCATCGTGCTGGTCTCGGCAACCATCCGCTTCATGTCAGTGTCGTATTCGACCAGCTTGGCGGCGATCTGTTCTGCCATGCCCTTCACTGTCTTGCCCATGTCCTCGACGCACTGGGCGGTGGCTTCGTACTGAGTCATCACCGCTTCAGCCGACATGCGGCCGAGGTCGCTGAGATTGTGCTTGATTGGCATGGCTTTCGGATCGGTGAACTTGCGGGATAGCTCATGCTCGACCTCGTGGATAACATGCAGGCGGTCGTGCGGGATGACGGATGTGGTGGTCATTTGATTTTTTCCTCAGATGGCTTCGAAGATCGAGATGAATTCAGATGCGGTGGTATTGTTGTCGAAGCGCGCAATCACGCGCCCATGGCAATTGTTGTTCCGCATCTCGATCCCCTTCGCGTAGGAGTAGCGGAAGTAATACGCCTTGCCGGTTGCCAGCGATTTGAACCACGACACGTTGCCGATCTTGCCACCTTTGCGGTCGCTGATTTGCAGATCGGTACCGTACTCGGTGACCAACAGCTTCAGCATCCGGACGGCATCGGTGACGTTGCCGCCGTGATGGCGCGCTCGCACCATGACCGCGCCGACGTATTGGTTCATCGCTTGTGGGGTATTTATCAGCATTATTCTTTTGCTCCTTTGGTCCGTTGATAGCGTTGGTAGTAATCTTGAGCGAGTGCAAACGGATCAGCGATCCCGTGTGCGGCCCACCATGCAAGCTCGTCACCGTGATGGTGCTGAGCCATGTGGTGCTGGTGCCGGAGCGGCAAGGCCCAACGATCATCAGGCCTGCCCCATCCGCCGGTCTTGCCGTACTGGAATGACGTGGCACGCAAGTGCGCCGCGTCGCATGGTGGCGCCTGCAGACATCCGCAGGCGCAGCGCTGCTTGCGCAGCCAAGCGAGATAGCCGGGATCAGTTAGCCTCGGCTGTCTCTGTCTCAACGTCACCGTTTACCTTTCGGCGACTTGCGGTCTGGCGGGAAGATGTTGTCTTCTTGCCCTTCACCTTGCGCTGGCGCGGCTTGTTCTCCGGCAGGCTGACTGCGAACTGCTGAACCAGCGCTATGAAGGTTTCCGCTTCCGCCTTGGTCTCGATTGTCGTCGGGTCCACGTGCAGGAGCATCCGGCCCTCGCTCAGGGTCAGGAGCATCTTTGCGTTCTTCGGTACGTCCATCTGGGTCTTCCTTTATGATGTCACCCTCGATGATGTGGCTGCTACGCATTGACGCCTCGCGGGTCACGTGATCGGCGTCGAAGCCTCGGACGTGGGTCGCCTTGGCGTCCTTCAGCTTCTGTGCGTAGGCAGCAACCTTGTCGGCCACCGGGGTGACATCGGTGGCAGCCATGGCGTCGGCATAGTACGGGTCTTCCGGCGTGTAGGCGCCGAGGATCACGTCGGGGCAATAATTCCGGGCCCATTGCCGCGACGCCGAATAGAACAGCTGCACCTCCGGGTCCTTGTCCCACAGCGGCGAGCCTTTGACGTTTCCCTGCTCGTTGCGGCCGCGCGCGTCGCGCAGCTTACCCAGCGGCTGCGAGGTGTAGTCGTGCGGCTGCGTCTCTCCGTGGAAGGTGGCCCACACCTTGCAGCGCCGGTCGTCATCCTCCTCGCCGCCCTTTTCCCAGACACCGTTAACAAGATGTCCGATCTCGTAACGCATCCTCCCTTTGATCGGCGCGTTGCGCTCGATGATCGCGTGAATCATCTGGCTCTCATACGCGATGCGCTCGACGCCCTTGTTGCTCACCACGTAGGACTTGTTGATCACCGACATGATCGGCATGCGCCACTCCAGCGCCTGAAGGATCAGCGCGTGGCACACGCCCATCTTGCCGCGACAGTGCACCGGCACTGCCACCTCGCCGCGCGACAGCCGCAGGGCCATCACGTCAACGTCGTTGACAGTGTTGATCGTGACGCCGCCCAGCGTGGTGCCGATCTGAACAGCGGCGGCTTTCACCATGTCGGTGCGCTGCTCAATGTTCGCGAGATTATCTGCCATGTCAGGCATTCGGTTTGCTCCTTTTCTTCGGCTTCTTTGTCTGCTTCGCCGTCCAGTCTGCCGCGATCTTGCGTTCGCGTTCGACGTTCAGGTCCTTTTTCTTGACGAACTGTTCTTCATAGCCCATCGCGGTCACCACTGCAGCAACCGTATGGTGCTGCGGATTGCGCGTCGAACCATGGAACCAGCCGACTAAGGTTGCCTTCGAGACGTTCGAAAGCTCGTGCACGATGCCCAGTTTATCAAACAGTTTCTCGTCCTGCACAATGGTACGGACGCGGTCCACCACAGGATTTTTGTCCACGTACTGGTAGGTCCGATAGATGCGTACCCACTTAGCCATGCGCTTCACCGTTGGCCTTCGCCTTGGCGGTCAGCGTGTAGCCCTCGCCAACCTTCTTGATCAGGTTGTCCCGTTTGGCTCGGTCCATCACGCCTGACAGTGACTTGGGAGACATGCCGTGGCCACGCAGGATCGACTTCAACTCGGCGACCGGTAGCGGGCCCGAGCCCAGTGCCAGCCGTAGTAAAGCCGGACCCGATCCCGGCGCCGCCCGGCCGTTTGGACCACGCTGGACATCAGGAGCAGACAGCGCCGTCACCTGATACAGGCCCTCGGCGTTGCGCTTGAGACCGAGCTTGCCGATGGCATAATAGACGCGATGGTCCTTCATGCCGGTGGCGTTGATCAGGTCGCGCGACTTCATCGGGCCGTTGGCCAGCGCCTTGAGGATCGCCTCCTCCGGAGAGCCGTTCAACTCGGCTGCCGCCTGCTGCAGCTTCTCCTTGCCGGGCCCCTTGCCACCCTCCCCGAAATCCAGATCGAGCTTCGCCACGCCGGGCATGTCGTGCAGCTTGCGCAGCACGGTGCCGAGCGCGATCTCTTCTATCTCCAGTCTCACCGAAAAAGTCTTAGCCATTATACCAATCCTTCATGCGTCAATCTCGCCATGATGCGCTCGCGTTTGTCTTTGCCCATGCCCAGCGGCTGCAGCGGGTTGTCCTCGCCCGGCCCCGGCCAGTGTCCGGCCTTGATGCTCGCGCTGATCCTGCGCAGGCTGTCGCGGTTTTGCTGGCGGCCCAGCCCGAGATCAACGTCTGTCAGCGGCGCCATGCGCGCGCAGTACGGCGCCTTGGTCTCGACAAACATGCACATGAAGCCGTCAAACGGCTGGCCGAGTCCTTCGCAGACTTCGGCGATCAGCGCAGCCTGTTGATTGTAGCCATAGGTGTGGATGCTGTTCTGCAGCGCGACCGTTGTCACGTCGGCAGCGGTCTTCAGGTCTACGAACTCGGGACCGTCGGACGGGACCACATCGGGCCTGACTTTTAACCAAAGGTTGCTTTCTTGGTCCCAGAAGAAGCCAGACGTTTCGACATGGCCACGCAGCAAGCCATCCTTGACCAGCGCCAAGATGCGCAGCGACTCGGCCATCTTGACGATAGCGTTCAGTATCTTGACCGTGACGATGGTGAAGCCCTTGGCCTCATGAAACGCGACCCACTCCTTGCAGTAGTCGGCGCCCATGTGCCACTTCTTCATTTCGCCCTTCGGGCCCGGATATTCTTCGGGCTGCGCCGCATACTTCTGACGGAAGTTTGCTTCGCCGAGCAGGAGATAATGCGCGCAGCCGCCAAGCAGCATGGCGTTGGTGACCTCGCGCTCCTCGCGCTGCGGATTCTCGGCCCAGAACGCAAACATCTTCGCGGGCGAGTGGCTCCAGCACGTGCGCAAATCAGTGCTCGACACCGACGGGCCAGAGCACATTCCGGCGCTGTGATAGCGCTCAATGGGGATGTCGCTGACCCAACCGTTCTCTGTGATTGGCTTGCCATCCCATTTTCTGACTTCCACTTTTTTGCTCCTTTTTTGAAATTGTGGGGGTGAGCAACAGCGCTCACCCCCGATTAGCCTGCCTTGACCAGCACCACCCCGCCTCGCCGAAAAACGCCTCGACTAGATCGGACTGGACGGACCTTGCCTGCCTTGCCTTGGCACTCCAGACTAAGCCTCGCAACCGCCCGGCACGGACTAGCCGCGCATTGCGTCGCCACGCCTTGCCTGCCTTGCCTCGCCAGCCTCCCGACTAGCAATGCCTGAACTGACATCGCCACTCCGAGACCAGCCTTGCCAAGCCTGCCTTGCCATGGCTTGCAGTAACGCGACCAACCTAACCCAGATCAGCCGCGCCCCGCCGTGCCTGCCTTGCAGAGACCAGACGCGCATTGCCTTGCCTGACCAGAACACGACATGACACTCCCGACTCTGCCGCACCCAGCCCGGCCATGCCTGCCTTACACCGACGTGCCGGACACCGCCTTGCCGTAGAGTGCCAAGCCACGCCTGCCTTGCCTTGCCTTGCCTCGCCGCAACAGACCAAGCCTCGCCTGAACCTGACTGACCTAGCCACGTCGCGCCGCGCCACGCCTGCCTTGCCTTAGCCCTGCAGCGCTTTGCGATGCGAAGCCTGAACCAGACACGCCGTGCCTGCCTTGCCGTGCGCCGACTTACAACGCCATCGCCGCTCCGGGCCTTGACCGGACAAGCCATGCCTGCCTTGCCACGCGCGGACCTGCCTGACCGAGTCGAGTCATACAATGCCACGCCTCGCCTGCCTTGCCTTGCCTTGCTCGGCCTCGCCATGCCCCGACTTGCGCAGCCGGGCCTTGCCGTGCCTCGCCTGCCTTGCCATGCCTGACTACGGCCCCGACACGCCAAACCAGAACGAGCCATGACCTGCCTTGCCAATAGTCTTAACCTACGCGTGCCCCGGAAAACCGCCCGAAGCCTCGTACCGTGCGCGCCGCGCAGCGATCATTTCTCTTGCTTGCCTGATCGCGTTGCAGATATCACCGAATACCTCTAGCCGCCGCTCGTAAGCAGCTAGATCATTTTCCGCTTGCTTCAGCGCTATCGCCTGCAGCGCGCTGCTTTCGAGCACCTCCTGCACCGTGCGAATATTGCGACCGCCCTTTTCTGACAGGCTGATGAACGCAGGCAACCGCCTGTCGGCATCGCCCTTCTTCTCAGCGCGCTCGACAATATCAACGCAGCCGACAAGCTCGCGCGCCTGCTCCTGCCGATACTTTTCCGCCGCGATGGTGTCGCGCCATTCAAAGAAGCGATGCAGGTAGTGCTTGTTGTTGCGCGCAGCATCGAGCACGGTCTTTGAATTGCACCGGCCCTTGGTCTGCTCCCTGATTCTCGCCAGCGCCTCGCCGATCTTTTGTGGATCGGCTTTAGCGCCTCCCTTGATGACGAGAGGTTTGTCCTTAAAAACGTATCGGATCATGTTGTGATTACTCCGCTGCTTCCAGAATGTCGTCTTCCTCACGCTTCGGCAGCGGCCCCTTACCCGCCGCGAATTTTTCCCAAGCCTCACCCTCGGCGAGGTTGGCCATGCGGAACGCGCCAAACATGCCACGTTTTTCGTTGCGCCATTCGCCAATGCCCACCCCAGTGCCAGACTCGTTGATGAGGAAGCCAAGCTGCTGACCGTTGAGCACCGCGCTATTGAACTTGCCGGTGATTCTGACCGCCCAGTGCGTGAACTGTCCGCGATAGGCGAGCGATGCCTTCTTGTTCAGGCCAGCACCGACGCGAACCATGTCCTCGCGCATCTCCGGATCGCCGGAGTAGATGCGCACCAAGGGCATGTCACAAATCGCACCAGCGAGCGCTGGCCTGACGCGAACCAAATTTGCGTCGAGATAGAGTGCGCTCATCACGGTCGTGCGTGGCACGCCCTTGTCCTTGTGCGCGGCAGACAGAATCGCGTTCTTGATTCCGGTGACCGGGAAACCATAGATCGGTTTGCCTTTGACGTGGCCCATCTCATAGAGCGAGTTCACGAAGTCATCATGCGGATCGCGGGCTTCCTTGCCGCCCTTGGTACCCTTGACCTGCTTCTGCAGCATCTCCCGCTTGGCCTTCTCGGACCATGCGTGCGTGATCAGCGGCGTACCGCCAACCAGCCAGATGCGGAAATGCTGGTAGGCCACCTCGGTGGACATCAACTCGGCGAGGTTGATCACCCCCTTTGTTGTGATGGGGGCGGGCTTCTCGGTCTTCTTCTTCACTGCCATTTGGTCTCTTGCTCCTTTGAAAAATTGAAATTTGGATTTTGGCAACAATCAGCATATACGTAATAGAAATGTGATTGTAAACAGCTTCGTGCTTTGGCACATAGGCATTGATACGAGGTCGAACTTGATGAGCACAACCAGCAACGTCGTGTCACGCAGAAACCCCTTGATGAGCAAGTACATGAAGAGATCAGAGCGTGGTGAGCACCGGGACGACGTGATGAAAATGATTTTCGCACGGGCCGGGTTTGCGGCGGCGGTCGCCAAGCATCTCGGCATCTCACCGCAGAACGTCTCGGCGTGGAAACGAGTCCCGGCCCACCACGTGCTCGATCTGGCGCCGCTACTGGAGATGACACCCGAGCAGATTCGCCCGGACGTTTTCAAAAGGCGAGCTTGATGATCTGGACCGAAGAAGCGGACAGTCTGCTGATCAAGTTGTTCGACGAGGGCGGATCATACGGCTACGTCGCCGAGGGCATGAAGGCGAAGGGCTACAACGTCAGCCGCAATGCCATCGCCGGGCGCCGCTTTCGCATCGCGGAGAAACAGAATCCTTTCCGTCGCACTACATCGCAACCGACGAAGACAACGCCACCGAAAATTATCCATCCTATCAACCAGCCAAGGAGCACGCGCATGACCGACAAAGCAGCAACCCCGCAGGCTTCCGTCACAGAGAAAGACCTCGAAGCCCTTCGAGTGTGGAAAGGTGTCGATTACCTCGACCTGCCCGCCAACGGCTGCAAGGCAATTCTGGATCGACCACGCGCTGGAAAATGGTTGTTGCAAAAGGTCTGCGGA